CTCACAATAGAAGTCAACCTTTTTCATCGTCTCAAACATCGTGAGTTGACCTTCGTAGTAATCAGCCTGTTCTCTGTAAATCGGATGGTTCTCTTTACGAGGATCGACACCAACATACAACTCGGTGTTCTGACTAGCAAAAAACCCAGCTAACCTATCTCCCCATCCCATTGAAAAGTCCATGACATTTTTGACCTTAAATAAATCGTACAGAGCTTTTGCCACATTCGGTTTGAACTGACTACAGATGTACTTACGAAGTCCTAACATTACTCTTAATGCTGACCTATCTATCTTTGGTAGTTTCAGACTATATGCTGAACCCATCAATGATGTCATGAACTTTTCAGATTCCCAAGTTCGTTTGGGACCTGGTGATACTGAACCATCTACTGACCATCTGTTATCTTGTTGAAAATAGTTAGATGATTTGTTACCTATATTATTTCTAGCGAAGTACCATTGTTTACCCTCGTAACTTAACGGCCATTCGTATCCAGCCTCAGACCTTCCAAACCATTCTCCCTCTTTCAGAATATCGTAAACCCAAGTTCCTTTTAACTTGTTGAAATCTTTACGACAATCTTCTTCGGTCATCTCCATAGTCGGCATCGGATAGTCCATAGCAACTTTTGCCAGAGATTCCTTTACATCATCCTTCTCGAATGTATCCTTTATATAAGTCCATTCTTTTTCATCGATGTGAAGATATGGTTCTTGGTTCTTAAACTTGTCGAAATAATTTAAGTACATTACTCTCCAAATAGGTCTTTGAATGCTTGATTCGCAGCGGCTGATTGTTCTGACTTCTTCTGTATCTCTTCTTCCTTCTCAACCTTAATATCATGTTCACCTCTAGCCCATTGGTCATTTTCAATCTTACTAGCCATCATATCAGCTTGGTGTAATATATAAGCAATATTGGTCTTCAATTGTCTGTCCTTTGAATAACTAACATAATAACTCTTGTTAGCCTCTTCATACATACCATCGGTTAATTTTAGTCCAAGATACTCATTCTCTGTCATCGGAACACCAAAATGTTGTAATAACCACAGAGCCCTATCAGTAACAGTCATGAATTGTAACTTCGGGTTATGTTTATAAATTAACCCTTGATTCTTTCTATGCCAATCTGAATCATTTGGTGTGTAATAGTCCTCTGTTAAATCTCCAACTTTACCTAAGTCATGATGTAAAGCAGCAAATATCAACTCTTCTTTTGTGAAGTCGTTAACTGTAGCTCCATTCTTTGACCATAGTTCATATATCTGAACCACTAAGTTAGTGATGTGTAAAACATGTTCCACATACCCACCGGCGTGAGCATTGTGGAAGTGTTCTTTTCCACTTGCTGGTGCAAGACACATTCTTTCTTCAAAGTAATCATACATCTTCAACAACTTCTCCAGCCTTTCGCCAGAGAAGTTGTCGTTGATTAGTTGTATGAGTTTACCCCAATTTTCTTGTATTTGTTGTGGTGTTAGTTCTTTCATAATTTCTCCTATCTTTAATTTACAACGCCATCAAATATTGATATTGTTCGTATCTGAAATCCCATCCAGATTGTTTAAAAATGTCTAATTTAGTCTTAATATCAGTTGGAAAATCACTTTGTTCAAATAAAGACACTAAAAGAACCTTTTTATGTCCTAACTCCATGGCATAAGCCATACCTTGAACTACAGCCTTCCACATCTTCTCATGTGATATTTTTAACTCTATAACAGACTTATCTTCATCTGGTTTTGAATTATAAGGATTAATAGCTATGATATCAGGATAACCAGAATGTAATGCATATTGATTATCAAACTCTTGAATTTTTGCATCATAACCAAGATATTTACGAACATTTTTTGAATTTCTTAATTTTTTTAAGAGATTCTTCTCCATTACGTTCTCAGGTATTTTAGGATTGACAGCTTGTCCTCTAACATAAACCCCTCGTTGTCTGAGGAACTCAGAAAAGTCTTTTTCAAACTCTTCTAAATCAGCTGAATCAACAAGACCATCTTTAGTGGCTACAGTTTCAGCACCTTCTAATATATTTAAAAATCCAAATACCTCTTGTCCATCTCTTGTCTGTTTAAAACCAGCCCAAGAAATAGGCACCCACTTCTTACAATAAGATATTCCTACATATGGTGAACCATATCTGAATGGACTTGTCTCATAAGTTATTGGATTATATTTAGAATCTCCACTTTCAATGTAATATTCACTTAGGTTTTTAGGGTGTGGAACTCTTCCTATTTTATACTGAGCTATTATTCCATTTGGGTGAGTATATGTACCTTCAAAATCCCAAATATCTGGACCTATTTTCTTAGATTTATCCAAGTATTTGTAAATCTCACCTGTTTCTAAATCTTGTTCAGGATCCACCTTAGTCTTAGTTTTTTCATCATAATGACCTTCTATTGAAACTATAGATGAAAGTACAATGGATTTCGGATTAGCAACATATTTTTTCACATTACCAGATTCATTAATCCACACCAACTCAACTTCCAAAGTCTCACCAAGATAATCAAAATAAGCAGCCTCAAGATCTTTGATTATATTCGTAAACCAGTCCTTTCGTTTTGCTATCTGACTTGATTTTAAATCAATAACAATTTGTGAGCCTGAACGAAACTCTTCTTCTGTTTTAAAAACCCAATCACTATGTTCAAACCACTTAAACGGTTCTCCCTTTAAAGTAGCAAAAGATGCAATTTGGGATTTATAATTGGGATACAATGCATAAAAATCGTCACCATCATTGGTAGTCACGATTCTCACTAACTTACCCCACCAATTAACTGCTGTTTTTAAACCCTTACCATATTCACTAAGAATAGCATCCGTTTTAAATGATTCTCCTAAGTTCATAGCAGGTCTTAGGTTTTGCCAAGGACTAGGAAATCCGTTAAAATTATCAGTTATTGTTAATACTTTAGTTTGGGTGTTAAAAACAAATTGGATTCTCACTTTCCTTCCGTTTTCTTTCACCCATTTTTTCTTAACCAATACATTATTGATTAACTCTTTAATTGCGGTTGATTTGGAGTATTTTACTTTACCAAAATCAAACCAACCTTTCCATGTTGTCTCTACTGCCTGAGCAGCTTCTGCTATTTTATCTTTAATGTCCATTATCTTTTCCTTAAGATGCGTGTCTTAAATCGACACTAGGTTATTGTAACATAAATAAATCGATTACGATTTCAAATTCATAAAACTAATATACAGTAAAACTTATATATGTGTCAAGTATTATTTTTTATTTTTTTCTTCAATCCATTGATAGGTTGATATTCTTTGATGTGTATCTGTAACATTTGGATGTTCCATTAATGCTCTACGATAAGGCGTAAACTTAATACCAGAACCCCATCTCTGAGTTATTAATTGTCTTTTAGTCATACTACCCTTATCTTTTAAATCATCAAGTAACTTCCTCATACCTTCACCATTAGGATTAGCAGCTGGTGTTAACTTTATTACCTCGTCTATATCTTCTGATAATCTTTTTATAGCAGTAGACCAAGTTAATTTATCTCTGACATAATCTAACGATTCTTGTGCCTTCTCATCTCTGTATTTATCATCATCTAAATACTTTTCTAATAGTTTAATAGCATAGTCGTAACCATTAAAATAATCAGCAGTAGGATTTAACTCGTGATAATAATCAGCATCAAACATAATAAAAGGACACCCACTCATCATTCCATCAGTTGTAGCGACAGACCATCCATTATATTTTTGAGGTGGTGAATATCCAACCTTACATTCACTTAGATAACGATGATATGATTCTTTATCATCAAATTTAGTATCATCAATATAACCACCATTTTTCTCTAATCTCTGTTGCCATGTCAACTCTCCCATTTCTTTCATTTGACCTAAATCTAACAATGGAATCCATACCTTAAAATCTTTTCTTTTTTGCCATAAAACATCACATACTTTTAAAATAAAGTTCTGAAAATCTTTATAAGTTTTAGTTCTATGGTTAAATACTATCGTCTGTCTTCCTAACCCATCTTTAAATGGTTTCTTTACTTTATCTATAACCTCTGAGTCTAAAACAGGTAAATGATATGGTTCTATAGTTCTCTTCAAATTCTTAACAAATTCGTCACTAAAATGTTTCTCAGAATTTTTCAAAACTAATTTCTTTTGGGATTCAGTATTCACATAACATTTTTTCATCAAAGATATACCTTCACATTCTCTCACAAACGCTGGATACTGCCAGTTACAAACTTCAGGTACATCAAACCAATGACAATAACCTAAGATTGGTGGAATATGATGCCATTCATTAGCAAGGTAATTCGCTAGATTCCAAGTAGTTTCCGGTAGATGACTAAATATTAAATCTATATCTTTAAAATTCCAATTAACTTCATCTTCATAATATTTCCAATGTATATCGAAATCTGTATCTTGTGTTTTACCTATTGTAGTATTTCTTTCTCTTCTTATTTTATACTCAATACCATCATGTGCAGATGCTAGTTTACCCTCTTTATCAACATCTTTTTTTACAAAAGATGTATTAAGAGAAAACTTATCAAAGTGACCTCTTGTAGTTTGAATATTTTGTGGCCATTTAACTTGAACTACATCAACATTTTCATATTCATCAAAAAACTTAAATTCGTTACTTGTTAATGGTAAAACTAACTCCCACCATAAATCATTTCTTATCTTATTCAAACCACCAATCATTTTATGTATTGTCTGAACATAAGAGTCTTTTTCTAATTGTTCAATATCAAATGTAATATTAGGCCAAACTAATATTCTTTTCATTCTTCGAGGTTCACCACTACCTTTATCAGGTTTTGGTTTCTCAAACAAGTTGACATCATTACCATACATGTATGTCAACATTTTTCTATTCAAACCCTTTTGTTTCATTTATTTCCCCACATTCCAAAATAAAGCGTTTTTACTTGCATGTTCTTTCATGAAAGACCAAGCCTTACTATCGTAAGTTAACGAACTTGGAAATGGTGGTCTTTCATCTTCTTTACATTCTTGTTGAAATTTATATCTTGACTTATACGTCTCAGCTCTCCCTTGTTCTCTTGTTGTTGTATTGTGACCTATCCTAACACCATATACTTTCGCATCAGGCCATGCTCTTTGTAAACCACGACTCAATACACCACTACTCATAACTGTCCAAACCTCTGTTGGATTCAGATTAAGACTAAGAGCTGTCTGTCTCATAGCCTCGACTATTATCGGATGGTCACCACCGAAAGGAATCAGATGAGCATTATTCTCTTGACAATAGTATCTAGCCTTTGCCTGTATGTTGGTTAGAAAACCCATCGGAACTTCTATTATATTACAACCTAACTCTTCAGCCGCATCTGTCAACCAATATCTCTTTCCTTGTGGAACGGTTACAGTACACTTCCTACCCATGTCTTTACACGCATATGCTAATGATAACTGAGCATAACCTTGTCTTGGTGAAGCGTAAACAAACTCCTCTACATCAGGTTTGTTCTTAACATAGGTAGTAAATGCTCGTCTCTTCGTACCACCATCAAGTAGGTCGTCACGAACAATCTGAAAACCATCATGTTCTTCGACTACAGGTTTTGGTAAATCTGTTTTGTAATCTACTTGTTCTATTTTGTAATCTAATATATCCACTAAGGTTTATGGAAGATAAATATTGGTTCATATTTCATAACTTGACCATCAACAGAAACACTATTCTTTACATTACTTTGGTCTACTCCAATCATAGAGGACATCAACATTTTCAGCTTACCTTCATACTTACCACCAAGTGATTCTATGATGTCAATACTATCTTGTTCTAACGGATGATAATTATCTCCACTTAATTTAATGTCGGCAATATTCCAAAGTAAATATCTGTCGTTTCTAAGACTCTCATACGCATTAGTCAAAGTAGGTCGTAAGAAATTATCTCGCCAATCATGATACATTGGATAAGACTTAAATGATTGTTCTTCATCATCTGAATATTGTTCTCTATCAAAGTAAGGTGGCGAAGTAAATACCATATCCAACTTACCTTTGTATTGTTGGAAATCTGGATGGTCACCAACATGTTCAGAACCTAAACAGAAATAATGATAAGTATTTTTTGGTTCTTCCCAAAACGGATTTGTTTCTAACCCATGTTCGTTGAAGAAGTCAGCAACATACTCGTATCTTGACTTATCTATTTCGTCTATCCAATTGTCTGTGTTCGGGTCTGTTCCGATATAATGTATTCTCTTCTTGGAAGCCATAGCACCAAGAATCCTACCACCCCAACCACTTGACGGGTCGTAAATGTTTAGTGGTTCATCTTGTTTGATATGGTCTGTATACTTTTCATATAATAGTCTAGCAGTAAGTGGGGGGAAGTTAACTGCTGGTTGTGAGTTTAAACTCAATCTAAATATCTGAAATGCTGATGGAAACAATCTTTTTTCAACGTTGTAATATCTAATCATGTAAACATTAGCTTTTGTTTTACCACTTTTTGTTGATACAGAATCAGTTAATTCATCAACAGTAACTTTTCTTTTCAGAGTTGAACACCAAACATTCCCTAACATTTCATCAGTTATCAAACCTTTATCATAAGCATATTTTATTTCATCGGATGTTAAGTTCACATATTGTTTAAGATACTTTTCTTGATGTGATTTGTATATCCAAATTCTATGGTTCTTAAACTTCAACTTATTGTCATGATAATATTCCAACCAATCCAAAGCCGTTTCACCATTCCAATAAGGTAACCCACCCTTCTTATTTTCATCACGACTTTTTGATATAGACTTACTGAAAGTATACATAGAATCTCTACGAAGTCCTCTTCTCATAGCGTTGAAAAATAATGGTTTGTTTACATCTTCTTTGATTCTGTCATAGATAGAGTTTAACCCTTCTCCCATATCTCCGATACGAGTCTTTAACATCGTAGGGAAAAACTGATTTACACCATTCGCAAACTTATTAAAGTTCTTGATTACATTTCTCTGACCATCATCAGCTTTTTCTATGAAACCATGAATATCATATTCTCTGAGTTTCTTAAATGATTTAATAATATCTTCTATGTTCTGACCAACCATCGGTGGTATTCCACGCTCATCCCAATCTTCTATCAAATGCTGACGAACTTCTTCTATCCACTCATCAAGTTCTTCATCTGTTTTTTGAAATAATTCGTGATAAGTAATATTAATTTTAGAATCTATTACACCACTTTTTTCGTAGTAGTATTTACTCATCACCTACCTTTTTACGAAATAGATTAGCGTCATGTTCATCACGAGCTAAAAACTTAGTTCCATCTTTTAATGTGAACCACTTGTAGTCTTTCCAACCACTTTTATTTTTCTTTTTGGACATTCATTGACTCCTTATATAACTGATTTATTTCTTTGTCGGTACAACCTTGTTTCTTATATGCCTGTTCTATTGTCATATAAGTTAAAGGTACGTCAGCAAGTGATGGTGGTCTTCCCCACTCATCTACTAATACTCTTTTTTGTAACCATTCTTTTTTTGTCATTTTGTAACCATTTTATTTCTACTAAATTACGAATTATTTTCGAGTTTGTCAAGCACTTTTTCTTTAAATTCTATAATACCATCAGCTAAGTTTGCTTCCCAATCTTCGTGTGCTTGTTCATCAGCACCATCAGTAATATATTTGAATGATATGAAAGGTACATTATAATAATGACATACTTTAGCAAGAGCATATGCTTCCATATCTACAACTTCACCATAATATTGACTTCTATCTTCTACAAAGTTATCCCCACTACCACAAGTAGCTTTTCTACCTATAGGATTAAACTCACTTGTTGATTCAATAGTTATCGGTGGTTTATCTTCAAATGGTGTTTCACCTCTCATAAATCCAAGACCTGTAACATCCATATCTCTCTGAATAAACTTAGTACAATCAACTAATGTTTTCTTTTTAATTTTACGACTACCAGCAGTTCCATAGTTAATGATTAAATCATATGGAACAAAACTACCATGTTTACCAAACTTCTGTGTTAGTTTATATGTAGCATTTACTTTACCCACACCAGTATATAAAACATCGTAACCTTCTAACTGACCTTGTGTTTCTATTTCAAGAGCACAAACAATAAGTGTTTTCTTTTTAATATTTCCGTAACCCATTAAATTTGTATTTCCTTTTGTGTGTTTAGGTTCGTATGGACACATTAAACACCCATGCCCACAACAATAACCTCGTTCTGTTAAAAACTCCTTTGACAACATTACTCATGACTCAAATCAATCTCATGTTCATCTTCGTATGTCTTTAAGATTCTCTTTACAAGTGGATGTCTAATACAATCATCTCTGTTGAAAGCCATGTGATTGACTCCCTCGATATCTTTTAACCTAAACCAAGCGTCAAAGAAACCACTCTTCTCGTAGGCTGTAACTCCGTTAGCCTTGAACTTATCACATTGTGACATGTCACCTTGAATAATCATCTTACAATCTTCTGATATTCTTGTCATCAGAGTCTTGATTTGCATCGGTGAAACATTCTGAGCCTCATCAAGTATCACATAACAATTCTCTAAGTTAACTCCCCTCAGAAAGTTTAACACTCCAATCTCTAACTTACCATCGTTAATCATTTTGGTAGCTCTATCCTTACCAATAATCTTATCTAAAATAGTAAATGTAGATTCGTTGTATTGTTGTATCTTTGATGACAACTCGCCAGGTAAGAACCCTAACTTATCCTCATTACCAACATCTACGGTTGGATTGATAATGATAAGTTTGTTGTAGGGTGTTCCTCGTCTCAACACATCTTGTAGAGCTTTGTAAATGGATACATAAGTCTTTCCAGTACCAGCAATTCCATGACACAATATAAGTTGTGTGTTTTCATCTCCTATTATATTATAGAATATATTCTGATTACTTGTTTTGGGTTTGAAGTTATTTACTATTTTAGGTATCGCACCAATCTTACTCATAATTCACCAACGACTTTACATCTAAATTAAAGTTATCATCTCTTGGAACATATTTTAAATCTATTAAAACTAAGTTACCAACCACATTATAACCAGACTCTTCAGCTAACAAATTGGTGGCTTGTAAAGTACCACCTGTAGCTAAAACATCATCAACGATAACCACTTCACCTTCTCCACTTTTCATCTCTAAAGCAGAAGAACCATACTCTAAATCATATGATTTTTGATTCTTAGGTGGTGGTAATTTATCTTTCTTCCGACATAAAATTACACCACCACCATAAATAATTGAAAGTGCTGAAGCAAATATAAATCCACGAGCATCTACACCAACCCAATATTTTGGGTTCTTGACTAACCTACCCATGTCTCCAATAACTCCCTTGAATATTTCATCATTAGCTAATAGAGGAGATATATCCTTAAAAAATATCCCATCTTTAGGGAAGTCAGCGACTACATTTATGTATTTTTTGTAATCGGTCATTACCTACCTTGTCCTCTGTATCTTTTCTTAAACCTCTTTGAACCAACTTTGGTACTAAACTTTGTACCTCTACCTTGTCCTTGTCGAGTCTTCTTACGCTTCTTCGTTTCCTTCGAAGTATTTAATATTACTTTTGCCATGTAACCTCTTTCTTGTCATTGTTATTTGTGGAGGACCCACTCTTCTCTTAAGTTCCAATAATGAAACTTCTATATCTTCTTCGGTTAGTTTTATATCAGGAACCAAAGACCTTTTTCTTTTCCCCATGATACTCATAAGCGTGACCATTCTCCTTTAATAGTTCATTAACTGACTTCTCGTGTCCCTTAACGAATATCTCTCCGAGAACACGACCATACTTACCTCTACCATGTGAGATAATACTAAATTTACCCTCGTCTGAATTTTCTAAAAGGTCTTTAACATAAGCCTTAGCAGCCAGACCTTTCTCTTTTTCAGCCAAATCTCTCGTTCTACTTTCCCAAGTATCAACACCATAGAATCTGATTCTTGATTTAACCCAAACATCAAATCCTAAATCTATCATAGCGTCACAAGTGTCACCATCGACAACCCTAACTAACTTACAACTATAACCATGTTTTTTTACTTGTTTACCCATCATTTATCTCCTGGTAATTTCCTATCCAACTTAAGATTACTGATATACTCTATCAATCTACCACACTTTTCACATACAACAGGCGTAATAGACTCTGTATTCGGATAGTCTCTGAGGTGTCTTTCTACATGTCCCTCAATTAACTCCCACTCTTCTTTATTATTAGCATTAAGAACATGATGTTCTTTATCTTGACCACAACATTCCGTTATTTCTTTTTCATCTTCTTTCTTTGGTCTATCTTTGTATCTAAAATAATTTCTGTCGAGTGGTTTATTTCCGTTTAATTTTGTCATCCAGTTTCTTCTTCGCTTTCTTTAAAACTTTCTTCTTCTTCTCGTGTCTAGCCAAAAGTATCTCTTCCTTTGACCTACGTTTCGCTTTCTTTTTAGGTTTGATTTTGGTAGGTGGTAAAGTACCTTTTAAATCAGGTTGTTCTTTACCCTTGTGAAAAACATTACCATCAGCATCGACATACTCATTCATGAAATGCCAACCCGATGGTCTACCTGAGGTTTTTCTTTTTGGTTTATCTTCATGTAGTTCAGGAAACTTTGACATCATCCTTATATTTGTACAAGTTCCACAAACTACATTTACTGCTGACTCTCCTACTGAAATGTAGGTTCCGCAATTACACATCATATAACGAACTCCTTTTTCTATATAATCTGGTTGTGTTTGTTTCATAACAATAATATACTTTAATATAACTATTATTGTCAAGCATTAAAAATCAAAAAAATTCGGCATCTAGTATTTCCATACATACATACCACTCATTGTCTTTTTTTAAAATAGTGTCGGCCAATCTCCATTGACTCTTTAACTCTTCAGTAGAGAATGGAACATTGACCGACACAACACCGAGAACGATATAACCTTTATCTCCTAACGAGATTGTTTTCACTTGATTTTCACGATGTTCTTCTTCGGTAGTTCGGGTTCTACTTTCGGAATTTCTACAGAAAGGATTCCATCCTTGAAGTTAGCAGAGATGTTATCTCCATCTAATTGTTCTCCCAAGGTGAATGACCTTTTAAAAGAAGAGTGTTTCAACTCTCTACGAAGCACTTTAGCTTTTGCTTCATCAAATATACCATGATGTTTTTCACCTGATATAGTTAATACACCTTCTTCGACTTCCACATTGATATCTTTCTTATCAAGACCAGGTATCTCAGCGATTACTCCAACTTTGTCATCGTACTCATACACATTGACTTTTGGGTAAGCCGAGTTACTAAAAGGTGTAACTCCAACTTGTTCGTTGATTTGTGGAAAAGATGTTGATACTATATCATCAAACATCTTATCGAATGGTGTTAAAAATGATTCCCTATCTATTACAGGTAATCCTCTATGAAATGTGACTTTTGTCATTGTATTTCTCCTATACAGTTATTCATTTGAACTAACGACATCCCACTTTGTGGCGATGTTCTTACCTATATAGGACAATATTCGTACCAAACTTTTTTGTATGTCAAGATGACAGATTATTTGTCACCTTGTATGACATCTATGTCAGGATTAGTGTACTCTTCTTTCCACCACTCGATTTGTTCTGATGAAGACTTTCTGGCAAATGCTTCCATATTTAAATCGTATTCTTTTTTAGGTAGTATCTTCCATAACTTATAGAAAGCATCTTTGTCTTTCATCTTTTTTCTACCCATAAAATAATGTTCAGCACCACCAGGTGTTACTGAATCTATCTTATCTATTATTTCATAATTCTTATCTATTAGAACGTATTTCATATCTATCTCCCTATATATTATCGACTATTCTTACCTTTACTGAATCTACAAAATGATGTCCACATACATCTGTATATCCACCATAAATTGTTACAGTTCTTCCGATAAACTCTTCCCAAACAGCAAACACAATATGACCTTCTCCATTTTCATCTGTCATACTCGCTGGATTAACAATACTTACCCATTGACCAGGTACTATCTGATACATATGGTCTGAATCCCATTGAATATGTTGTGACCAACCACACTCTGTTTGGAAGTCCAATACAGAATAGGTTTGTGCTAAAGAGGAATCGTATTCTAAAACATAGGTATCTTCAGCAACTTGTGGTAAACTTACCGAAGATATATCAAGACCACAAAAACAATCTTCTTGTGGTCCTAAAGAACTATCTGAACAACCTATAACAAATAAACTTATTAATAGAAAATATAACCTTTTCACACTTACTCCTTTGTTTGTGTATCTTTCATTTTTATGATTTTAATCTTGGTTTCCTCCAGCCAAGAAATCCACTCGTCAATCTGTGTGATAATTTTTATCTTATCAACATCATGGTCTTCGTTATTAAGTATCTTGTCTACCCATTTTTTAATCATGGCAAGATAACCCGATAACCAAGTGGCAATCTCTTTTCTTTCTGTTTCCCAAACATTACTCATCATAATTACTCCTAAAGTTAACACTAAATAGTTATACGAGTCAAGCAGTTTTATAAACTATTTTTATATTGTAGGATGTGGTGGTAGTCCAATCTGTAACGATTGGTGTGGCGTTTTGGTTTGACTTCATATTTTCTTCCTTCATTATATAAATATTAAAAAGTATACTCTAAACCTATCTTAGCCTTGTAAAATTCTGTACCTTGTAACTTAGATATTTCTCCAAGATTATAGATTCTTACCTTATCAGATAGTTTCCAAGACACCTTAAACTTATCCTCAAACTCAAAGGTATCTCTGCCGTCTTCTTCACTCGGTGGAAAGTAACCATCAAACGTAGCTTCTACTTCTACCATGTCGTTGTAATAACTTTTCTTTTTACTCATACCGAAAGATACGAATGTGGTAAAGTTACTACTGAAAACATCATCGTCATCATTACGACTTGTGAATCCGAATGTCCAATCTCCCCATGCTCGTCTTGAGTCAATCTTTAGATACTTTACACCTTTACTTTCTTTGTTCATGTATTCTGGTTTAAAGTATAAAACATTATCAAACTTATACCAAAACAAATCATCGATGTAAAACTCTCCAAGTTCCCTTTCCCATTGACGATTAGCATAAAAGTCATTGTGACTAACTCCGATACTGACCTCATAGTCATCAGGATTTGGTTGTACATTTGGTGTACGAGCAGCAAAAGAACTGAACAACATTACACCAGCTAATAAACTATCTAAAACCATTATTTAAACCTACTATCTATCCAACACTTTCCGTAATACAATATACCTAACCAAATGGTAAATAAGATACCGTCAAGATAACTTAAATCATTCCATACACTTAAAGTATCCATTACTTTCTCCTATCTGAACTTTTACCAGCTATTCTTTTTTCGTTTTTACGCTTTCGTGGTTTCTTTTTTCTTCTATCTTCACCACTACGTTTTTCTACTACTGATTTACCTAAGATGGCGATTACAATATCATCCATCACTTTTAGTAACTTATTCATTATTTTACTCCTAACTTTGATTTAATGTAAAGTTCATCATAACAATCAAGACATAATTGACCAGAACCTTTTATATATCCAATTCTTTTGTCAATGTGGTCTTCTCTATAATATGTAGTTTCCTTTTTACAGGTGATACATAATTCTTTCATATCCCTAATATCTCATCCTCATCATCTTCTTTTGGTCGTTGGATGATAGCATCCTTCCAAAACCATTGTTCAAATGTGTATGTAACCCATGAAACTATTGTTCTATATAAATTAACCATATATAGCCACAATCCACATTGCTATCATGTATCCTATTCCGATACCTAAAAAGATACCGATGATGATATACTCAATCTTTTCGTTATCACTTATGTTCCTAACCATAGTGCTACAACATTTCCTAACTTCATTATTAAATACCACAGAAAGAAAGTGGTTATCGGTAGAATACCGAACCATACAAAAACATTCTTAATGTGAATATACTTATCTTTTTTCTTATACATAAATATCTCCTAAATTCGTTTTGGATTGTTTCTTATTTTTTCTTCAGCTTTATCTAGCTCTTCAATATATTGTCTAACAACCTCACCCAACATAGTGTCATGTGGATTGTCAAGAACTAATCTTCTGATAACCTCTATAGGTTTCATTACCACTCCTCTCTTCTTCCGAAGTTGTTTTTTTCTATTCTTTTCTTAAGATGTCTCTTATACCAAATAAGAAACATAATCTTCTGTACTCTATCAACCATGTAGTTCAAGATACCTAGCAACAGCCAACTCCTTATGTTTAGCCTCAATCATAATATCAATATCATGACCATAGTTATCAATATAATCGTAGACGTAATCAGAATGGGCTTGAGGTCTAATTGACTCGTCAAGTTGTTCCTTACTACGACTCTCACTATAATGGACAACTGGTACAATACCATCTGACCAAGTTGAGATAGCCATCTCCAAAGCTTCCTTCTCTGATAATCCACCATCACAAAACCTGTGGTGATGATAATCGAAAACAATAGGTATCCCAATACGTTTGTATACTCCATAATATAAATCCTTTACTGAATACATTGATGCTTTGTCATCGTTCTCTACAGTCAAACGAGTTTTAACTGAGTCTGGTAATCTCTCAAAGTTCTTACAGAATCTTTCCATTGACTTTTCCTTATCACCATACGCACCACCAATGTGTATGTTAATCTTGTTGAATGGTGTACGAGTCAAATTCATCATGTCAAATGTTTCACCATGCATTGTTAAATCACCTATACAATTCTCAACCACATGTTCGTGTGGTGATGTAAGAACATTGAAAGGACCTGGATGACATGTGATTCTTATACCATGTGTGTCCACCTTAACACCAGCAGAGTGTAGGTACATCTGAATCCTCTTCAAATCTTTTAGGTCTGTCCACTCATACTCTGACTTCCAAGGTGCTAGTCCACTCGTGATACGAAAGAACTTGTAACCATTTAGTATGTTCCAATCGATAATCTTATCCAAGTCCATGGCATTTGCCAGTGTAAGTTCACTAGCATAATCTAAACCTTTACTCTCAAAGGTTCTCTTAATCATACTACGACCTGTAGTGATTGGTTTAACTCCCTTTTCTTTACCACCATACTGCTGAGGATAACTCAGTTGCATGTTGATACAAGCATAACCTATGTTCATTTTAACTCCTTATACAACATTTCTTATATTTCTTTCCACTGCCACAAGGACATGGTTCGTTACGACCAACCTTCTTATCTTTAACAATAGTAGTATTTACCTTCCTATCCATACAAACGACTCCGTTAAGATGGTCAATCTCATGTTGAACACAAACAGAT